AAGAAATTGTCGATAACCAAAACCTTTATTCGGTTACATGGCGCGGCAATACTTGGCGCGTCACGGATGCCCGTGAGTCGAATGATCGAATGAGTGTTAAATTGCTTTGCTACCGGACAGACCCTGTAACGGCGGTATAAATGGCTCAAACAAACCCGTTCGCGCTAGGACAAGCGATCCAATATCAATTGGCATCCATTGTCACGCCTGTGCCGGTTTACGCAGCCTTTAACCGCAATTTTGCTACGCAGTCCCAGTTCATTGTTTGGATGTTGCGGAACGTGCATCAGCCGGTCTACACGGGCCAATTGCAAAATAACAAAGGTATCGACACGCCAGTTTTCCAAATTTCGGTGTACACGCAAAACATCGAAAATGGGTTTACGATTTCAAATCAGATTTTGCAAGCCTTGCATGGTTACAGTGGCATGTTTGGTAACCCAGCAACAAATGGGTTTTTCTTGGCAAAAGCAGACGTTTCATGGCTTTACAACAGTTATGACAACGACGAAAATCTCGCCCAGGTGGTGATGGATTGCATGTTGTATATCCCAAACTGACAAGATACTAATATCTTCAACCCTGTTTAAAGGAAAGCAAAATGGCTCTTATCAATAAAGTAATGCCCGGTTATGTGGCAACCCTGTGGATGCAAGACGAGGTTTCGCCCGTTGCTCTGACAGATGCCCAACTGTCTACTTGGACGGCGCAAGTTGCCAATCTGATTGGCTCATCTGCTGGCGGTACTGGCACAGGCTCAACCTGCCTGTTGATCCCCGTTGAGAACATTCCCCCATTCGGTGCTGATGATGCAATGGCTGCTTACGCTGTTGCTGGTTCCCGGACAGGCGCGAAGATCACGACACAGAATCAGGTCACAAGCATGACCATCACCGCAGCATGGAACAGCGCAGACCCTGCCCTGTTGCTGATTCGCGGTGACGGCTACAGCGGGTCGGTTATCCGCACCTATGTGGTGGCTGTGTATGACGGCACAAACACCGTGGCTTACGCCTTCAACGCTCGCGTGGGCGGCATGACCTGGGACTTGAACACCGCAGCGGAAAGCAAGTTCAATTTCACTCTGCACCCTGTTGGCGGCAACAGCTACGGCTGGTCAACCAACACCTAATGGTGAGATGCCCTGCCCTCCGGGGCGGGGCATTACAAGACATGATCCAACACGATATAAAGACCAGCGATGATTTGCTGGCATTCTTGGCTGCACAGGCCGAAAAAGACGGCAAGCAATGGTTTGGTTATTTGCAGCAGCGGATGACCGGCGTTAGCCTTTGTCATCAAATTGCGGCGCGTCACGCCGACACAATGACCCCTGCCGAAGTTGTCAATTACGTTAAAGAGTTGAACAACGAAATTTTTCACCGCATCATTAAGCCGGGGGCTTAAATGGGCGGCGTTGTCATCAAGCTGGAAGGCATTGGCGAAGTTGACAAAGCACTGAGGCAATTAGAGGCTGATTTTGGGCAGAAGGAAAGCGCAAAACGGGTACTTGTGCCAGCGGTGCGCGAGGCGTTAAAGCCGGTTCTATCGGCGGCAATACAGAATGCTCCCAAGGACACAATGGGGCTTGCGTTGTCATTGCAAATCGAAGCAAGAAGGCCAACAGCAAAAGATCGGCGCAGCAAATACATTACGCAAACCGATACGGTCATCGGAGCCGTAACCACAGCATCAGGAAAAAAACTGGCGCGTATGAGCGAAGGCAAAGGGCTTATTGCGGCGCGTAAACGATTAAAGAAAATGGGGTTTGATAATGCAGAATCTTTTGCAGGAATTGAATCTGATGCGCGGGCAATTGCTCAAGAGTTTGGAACCGCAAGACACGGCGCACAGCCTTATTTAAGGCCAGCATTGGAGGCAAATGCACAAAGTACAGTGACACGATTGGCAGACATTTTAAAACGACGAATCGCTCAATTCCGAGCTAAACAATCCCGATAAGACATGACAAAACTTTCAAACCTTCTTGGCGAAAAATACCAAGCCAAACGCGCAAATATTTTTATCCGTTCCTTTGAACTGGGCGGGCACACATTCAAAGTTCGCATTCCGTTTGTTGCGGAATCGGACGCGATTTATAAAAAGATCAGCGATCCCGACGAACAACACATCGAGCGCATCTACAAACAATTGTCGGAGCCTTTGCTGTCGTTAAAAGATAAAGCACAAGAAGATGAAGAAATCGAATTTAAAGAAAACGACATTGTGGTTAAAGGCCGATCCATGCGCGAAGCGGCAAAGAATAAAGCGATGACCGAAAATCGAGTTGTCGAATACATCAAACTTTTGGTTCCCGAACAATCAGACATGACGCTTGATGATTTGACATACGAAGAAGTTGAGGCCGAGTTTCCCTGGACGGTACAGGTTGCTTTGATTGAAAAGATTTCGGAAGCCATTAGCCCCAATTACAAGGAAACGCGGGGAAACTGATAGGCTCATTGAGGACGCAAGTTGAATGCGCCATGATCTTCAATGGGCATACGCAGGACAGTTTGGCGCTATTGGATGAAGCGACCATGACCCGCATACAGACAATGTATGCAGACGGAGTGCTTGGGAATCAGGGTGTGCTGACAATGTTGGGGCAATTGACGGCTGGCGTGTTTAATTACATTAGAGCAGCCAATGCACAACCATATAAGCTAGCCAAGATTTTGGGGTCGGCTTATGATTACATTGTGCCGCCTTTGAGTGAGGAACAGCAAAAGGAAGCAACAAACAACGCGCTAAAAACCTACATGATGGCAGCGCCAGGGTTCAAGCAAGACAGGTTTAAAACATGACAAATTTTGTTGGTCGCCTTGGGGTTACGCTGGGTCTTGACAGCGCGGAATTCTCACGCGGGATTGAGGGTGCGAAAGCGTCATTGCAAGCCTTGGGGGGCTTTGTCAAGCAATATAGCGCAGTGGCGACAGCGGCGTTTACAGCGGCAAGTGTTGCTGCTGTTCGATACGCTGACGAATTGGTAGACGTTGCCAAAGCAAATGACGTAGCCATTTCGTCCATCATTCAATTGCGCGATGCTTTGATGAAAAGTGGCGGCGAAGCAGGCAATGCATCAAAAGTGCTGTCCAGTTTTACGCAGTACATCGACAAAGCCGCTGAAGGTTCTGCGGAAGCGCAGAAAACGCTAAAAGGCTTGGGCGTTTCTTTGCAAGACCTAAAAACGCTAAGTATTGATGAATTGTTCAGGAAGGCCGCAAATGGGCTTTCGCAAATGGATGATGCTTTAACTCGCAGCGCAAAAGGAGTAGAAGTTTTTGGCAAGGGATTAAAAAATGTTGATGCCCGTGATTTTGGCGCTGAAATAACAAAAGCCACAACAATTACAAAAGAACATGAAGAAGCAATAAAAGCAGCTTCAGATGCTTACGGAATTTTAGAAGAATTGGGGGTTAAGTCAATTAGAAATTTGGCGGCAGCAATAGGCCCAACATTTAAGTTTATTGCTACGGAATTAAATTCAATATTTACAACGGCGCAAAAGTTTGAAGATTCCGATTTGTGGAAAATGTTATTTCCGCAAATTCGCACAGGCGCAGGCAAGCGAGAAAAGCCACCAGAATTAAACAATCAACCAACGCCAGCAGATATTGCGGGCATGTCAAATCTTGGTGCGCCAGTACCGCCGCCAGCAAGGCGCATTGTTAAAGAGGCTCCAAATAAAGAAGCAGAAGCCGCTGCAAAAAAAGAAATCGAAACGCAGATTAGGGTGATGACGCTAAGAGAACAAGACAAAGAGCGTCAAATTAGAGAATTTGAGGAATTAAGGGAGTACCAAAAAAAATACGCCGAAGAACAGGAGCGCGATCAACAGCGTCTGTCGGATCAAGCGGCGCGAGATATGGCGTTAAGGGAAAGGGACAGGGAACGTCAAGTTCGAGAATTGCAAGAATTGCTAGATTATCAAAAACAAATTCGAGAGGAATTGCAAAAGCAAAATGCTGTTGTTGCGGAGCGTAGAGCGCAAGATATGGAGCGCCAGCAAAGGGAGCGACAAGAGTTTATCGAATATCTTGGCAACCAAAAAAAGCAAGAGGTTGCAGTAGAGAATGAACAAAGTGCAGCCAATGAAAAGTTGCGGCGCGAACGCCTAATGGTGGAGTTAAGCGAAAAAGCGCGATTCATGAGAGCGCAAGAGGTGCAGCTTGCACAAGAAGTTTTAGCAGTTCGATTCAGACATGCTGATGCGATTAAAAAAATAAACGAGAACGAGAATCTTGGGGCGGCGGCAAGAGAAAAAGCATTGAACGAACAATTGCATTTGTCTCAGCAAGAAATGGATTTGGCGCAACAGCGTTTTGAGTTAATGAACCGGACGCGCACTGGGTCATTCCTTGGCGGTTTTGAGGAAGCCATGTACCAATCGGTTAATAATGCGATGAGCGCATTTAAAGCAGGGCAGCAGACGTTTGAAGTATTGATGAACAGCATGGAAGGCGCAATAACGCGATTTGTTCAAACGGGCAAATTGTCGTTTAAAGATTTGGCTCGCAGCATTATTTCCGACATTATTGCGATTCAAATGCGGGCGCAAATCTCGCGTCTGTTTTCTGTATTTGGTTCAACTGGTGTTCCGCTAACCACTGGGCCAAATCTTGTTCAACAGGAATTGGGGCCGTCATTCAATCAGTATTTATCGGGAGCGTTGCCACAAGCAGAAGGCGGGCCGGTGTCTGGAGGTTTGCCATATATGGTTGGCGAGCGTGGGCCAGAATTGTTTGTTCCGCAACGTAGCGGGGCAATTGTTCCGACCCATCAATTGGCAGGAATGATGGGCGGCGGTCAAACGATCAACTACAACGGGCCATTCATTCAGCAGATGAGCGCCATCGACACGCAATCGGGTGTTCAGTTTTTGGCGCAAAATAAACAAGCAGTCTGGGCAGCAAATCAAAGCGCCCAGCGGTCTTTACCAATGAGCCGATAACATGAGCCTACAAACAATTCTGTCAATCTGCGAGGCTGTGGGCATTAATGACCAACGCTTTGTTGGTCAGACGTTGAGCCGCAATCAAAAGCTGGTCACATCGGAAATTCTAACGGTGGTTCCATTTCAGTTTGAAATGCGCCCGATGAATTACCTGCGATATTCTGAAAGCCGGTCAATACTCAACAGCCTGCGGATTCCAGACAAATCATTGCAACAATATTTGAATTTCGGGCAAACAGGCTGGCTCAATTACGTCAAGTATCAAGGGCAAATGACAAGCACCCAGATTGGGAATTGTCTGTGGCAAGTGTCAAGCGCAAACAAGGTATTGGTGTTGGGGTCTTTGCCCGCATTAGCATCTACCGATTATTTGTTTCGCATTGGCGATTTTGTGCAAGTGGGTTTATATTCTTACATCGTAACCGCTGATGTTCAGCGAGGCAGCGGCAGCACAGTCAATGTGCCAGTTCATCGCAATCTGCTTGTGACATTGGCAAGCACGGTTTCATGCGTTGCTGGCGAATTTGGCACAACAGTCGCAATGGGTGGTACGACATACACAGGCGTTACGTTTCCTGTGGTGTTGAGGGAATACCCAACTTATAGCCTTGTGCCAACTGCCAATGATTCTTTTATCAATTGGTCGGGGCCATTCGTGGCAATGGAGCAGGTGCTGTGAACGTAATCACGCCAGTTGAGGGAACCAGCAACATTAGGGTTGCTGATTTCCTGCGAATCACAACGACAAGCGGCACTTATCTGATGACCACTGCGCCATCAAATATGACCATCGCAGCAGTTGACGCAAGCCCCTTTCAATCGGTCGGGACACTGCTGGCGGTCGGGCAGGTGCAGCGCGACATTAAATCCACCGCGAACGACACCACCGTTTCGCTGTCGGGCATCGACACATCTATGCTTGGTTTTGTCCTAGGCCAAAACGTCAAAGGCTCACCGATCCAGCTTTGGCACGGGTTCTTTGATACGAACGGTGCGCTAATCACAACAGGCGGCACGGGCGGTTTATATCAGTATTTCAACGGCATCATTACATCGTTTTCAATTGGCGAGCAATGGATGGATGAGGCGCGTATGTACGTTGGGACAATCAGCGTATCAGCATCGTCAATTCAATTGATTTTGCAAAACAGAATTGCAGGCAGATACACAAATAACAGTTCCTGGCAGTTCTACAACAGCGGTGACACAAGCATGATTCGTGTTCCGTTTATTGAAACGATTAACTATCAGTTCGGCAAAGATGCGGCTCCAAATTCGTAAAGCATCACCTTTTGATGTGCCGCAGATTTTGGACAAGCTGCGGGATTACCGTTCGCACATGCCTTACGGATTCCTAGCTGATGCTGATGATGCAGAACACGTTAAAACGATGCTGGCGCATCTGATGGCGGGCCAGGGTGTGGTGATAGTGGCAGAGCAAGACGAGCGCCTTGTGGGCGTTTTAATTGCGGGCGTGATGCCATCTGTCTGGTCGCCGAAGCATTTGATGCTGACTGAATTTGCGTATTGGGTGGATGAAGAAGCCAGGGGAGGCACGACAGGCTACCGATTGTTGCGCGAGTATTTAAACGAAGCGGTTAAGATGAAGGAAGCAGGCCGCATTGCCAATTGTTTTATCAGCAAGATGGTAAGCAGCCCGAATCTTAAATATGAAAAATTCGGCTTTCAAAAACTTGAAGAATTTTGGGTGATGTAATGCCGGGATCAATCATTGCTGCTTATTTGGTGAATGCGGGAGTCATTGCGGCAGGATTTGCGGCAACTGCTGTGGCATTTGCTGTCAATATGGTGGCATCGTCTATCATCAGCAAAGCATTTGCGCCAAAGGGATTTGGAACCAATGACGCAACGCCAAACCCTGGAAGCCCGACACAAGTACCCCCAGCGGGCAGCAACAAGGTTCCCATTGTGTACGGCACGGCTTATGTCGGCGGCATTGTTACCGACCTAAGCATCACCAGCAATAACCAAAAACTGTTTTACGTCATGACGCTATGCGAAGTGACAAACACAGAGCCAGGACAAACCCCAGACACAATTAATTTTGGATTCGTGTATTGGGGAGGCAAGCGATGCATCTTTGATGGGGTCGATCAATATAAAGTAATCGGGCTGCTGGATGAATCCACCGGGGTGACTGATTACGCAGTGTCGGGCAGGCTCAATATTTATTTGTTCCGCAATGGCTCATCGTCAGGCGTGAACACAGCACAAACCGCCATTCAAATCATGAGCAATGGCGATCTGGTTTATCAGTGGGATGCATCAAAGCTGATGACCAATGCGGCGTTTGCCATCATTGAGATGACATACAGCCAAACGGCTAATCTAACCAGCTTGCAAGCTACTCGATTTCAAGTTACCAACAGTAGAACAAACCCTGGCGATTGCATTGCTGATTATTTGCAATCCACAAGATACGGCGCGGCATTGTCAACGTCACAAATTGATTACACCAGTTTGACGGCATTGAATGTTTATAGCGTCACGCCTGTAGCCTACACAACATTTACGGGCGGGTCAGCATTTCAACCGCGATTTAAATTTGATGGAGTGCTGACCACTGATGTGGCAGTGATGGACAACATCCAAGCAATGGCATCGTGCGCTGATTGCTTGATCCGATACAACGAAATAACAGCCAAGTGGGGCGTGATTGTTCAATCATCCACTTACACGGTGGCGATGGCTATTGACGATTCCCGCATGGTGTCGGCAATTCAAATCTCGCCCATTGATTTGTCCTCAAGCTACAACATCATTGAGGTCAAATTTCCAGACGGCACTAATCAAGATTCGTTCAACACAGCTTTGTACGATTTGGCCGAGATTAATCCGTCTTTGCTTTATGCCAACGAACCCGTAAATAAGCAAACCGTCAATTTAAATTTAATTAACAACAACGTCCGAGCGCAGGTTATTGCCAATCGTTTGTTGGAAGCGGCGCGGGAAGATTTGCAGATTAAGGTCAACATCAATTATTCTGGCCTGCAATTAGAAGCTGGCGATATTGTCACCGTCACGAATGCAAATTACGGCTGGGTTGCAAAACTGTTTAGGGTTTCCCAAGTTGTTGAGCAATTTGGTGCTGATGGATCAATCACTGCCAATCTGACGTTGATGGAATTTAATGCGGCGGTGTTTGATGATGCAAACGTTACGCAATTTACGCCCGCACCAAATACCGGCATTGGCTCGCCATTAGGATTTGGCAGTGTCCCTGCGCCGACCATTACAAACATTTTGCCAAGCGCGGCGGTTCCGTCTTTTGGTGTTGCGGTTACAGCGTCATCAAACGGGATTGCTCAATATGCCGAAGTGTATTATTCAGCGTTTGCAAGCCCCACAGACGCACAGCGCATCTTTGCAGGGACAACGGCTGTAAACCCTGGCGGCAACCCGTATAACCCAGGTTCAAGCATGGGCGTGGTCACGTTGACGGAAATACCGCAAGGAGATTGGTATTTCTTCACGCGCATGGTAAATGCTTTGGGTAGCAGTGCGTTTAGTACGGCATCCAGTGTGCTGGTGTGGCGACCGTTGACCTTTCAGTACGTCAATCGATATATCGCGGTTGCCTACGCTGACAACGCAACGGGCACAGTTGGCTTTAGCACAAACCCAAGGAACAAGGCTTATTTCGGCCTGTTCAACAACACCACAGCAAACCCTCCGGGCGGCGGCGCAAGCGCGTACACATGGTATCAAGCCAGCAGCAATTTCGGCACGACAAATTACCTGCTGTTTTCCAATCGGCAAAATCGCAAATTTAGTTTTGATATTGGTGGCGCGGCACAGTCTAATCAGACCGGCGCATTTGTGCCAACTGACACGGCTAAATTTGATACATCGTTGTGGTCTGGTTTGCCCGATGGGAACAATTACATAGACTTAGATGCAAGGACGGGTCAGCTTACGCGAGTGGGTACAACAGCCGTGAGCAGCGCAGACGGGTTGTTAAACATCACGAACAACACGAACGGCTCGATGGTTGTATCGTTGGAACGATTCCTAAATTTTGGTTCGGGTGTTTACAGCAAAACATTTAATGCGGCGACGTTGACGATTGACATTTATGGTCGGGTGGTCGGGTTCACTGAGCCTGATGCGTTTTATTTCACAGAAAACATTTTCACAGCAACAGGCGGGCAAACAAGTTTTGCGGTGACGCACGTTGTCGGCAATGTTTTGGTCTATCGCAACGGGGTTTTGCTCAGTACTAGTGAATACACCGAAACCACAACAACAGTGGTGATGAATAATGCCTGCGCGGCGGGCGAAACCGTAGTTGTCCTCAACATGCGGGCAATCAGCACTGATGCGTTTTATGAGCCGTTACAAACGGCGGTCAATACGGTCGGAAGCAATACGGTTGTTTACACCGATGCGCCTTATCAGTTGCTTGAAGCGGGCAACGTCATCACATTTGCCAACACGGGTTCGCCGACACAATACACGGTTTCGACCGTCAACACATCAACCAAGACAATTACATTCACAACCACTTTGGCGGGCGTGACCGCTGGATTGCCGATCTATCGCTATCGAGCAGCAGGGAGCGCGTATCGCCCATTTAGTCGAATTGAGGTTGACGTTACTGCGGTTTCAACGTACACGCCGACAGAAATTACAATTCAAAACGGTTTTGAATTGCTGTTTATCAATGGCGCATCGCTCAATGAAATTGATTATGATTTGACCCCGCCAGCACTTGGCGGCTTTCCCGGAGCATTGACCGGACGATTTGTCATCATTCAAATGTCAGCAAATAATTTGGGAGTCCCAGCTTCCAACATCACCAACACGGTGGCGTATTCCACAAGCGGGGCGCTGTCTTATGTGTTCCCAAACAACCCATTGTCGATGCAGCTTTATGCTAATGGCGCATTGTTTGCAAAGGGCAGTTCTTACGATTACACTGCCACTACTGCGGGATACAACCTGACAAGCGCCATCAACAACAATTTTACCCTGCTGAATCAGCAGACCTTTGCCCGAGATGGTGCAGCGTAAGGACAACCCATGACCCAAGCATATAACCTTTCCCAGCTTGCAAACAACCTAAATACATCAGGCCAGCTTGATGCTACGGACGGTTTGGTAAACGCTGTTCCGATTGCCAACGGTGGCACAGGCGCATCTAATCAAGCAACGGCAAGATCAAATCTTGATGTGCCATCTACATCTGGCAGTGGCGCAACAGGTAATTGGCCGATTAAATCAAATGGCATTCAAACAACGAATTTCACCGTTGAGGAATCAGGCGGTAAATTGATTTTTAAATACGGCGCGACAACTATTGCGTCGATGAATTCATCTGGCGTATTTACGGCGCTGAGTAATGTCGTTGGCGGCGGTACACCATAAGGAGCAATCATGCCAACCACTATTAGAAACACAGACATTTTGTTTAACGATGGTTCTACGCAAAGCACGGCGGCAGAACGTGGAGCAAGTCCAAACGTACAGATTTTTCAAAGCTCCGGATCATTCACGGTTCCGGCAGGAATAACGAAACTGGTGGTCCGTGTATTTGGTGGAGGTGGTGGTGGTGGCGGCGCCAGCGGCGGCGATGTATTTGGTGGTTTCGGTGGTTCCGGAGGCAGTGGGGTGGCACTTCTTACTGTGACTCCTGCATCGGTTTTTACTGTAACTGTTGGTAGTGGTGGTAATGGTGGCAATTATAACGGTTCTGCTGCTGCTGGTGGTACATCTTCTTTTGGTGCAGCTGCTACCGCGACTGGTGGCGGTGCAGGTTCTAACTCAACTAGTGTTAACGGGGCGATGGGTACGTTCTCGACTACTGGTACTATACTTCAGAGAAATAACCCAATTTTTTATGGTGGTGCCGGCAGCGGCGGCATGATCGGCGCGGCAGGTACTGGCTCTGGTGGCGGCGGCGGCAGTGCTTTCACTGGTGGTGGCGGCGGTGGAGGCTTTAATGGAAACGCTACGGGTGGCGCAACATTTGGTTTTGGTAATGCCGGTAATAACGGGGCGGGTTATAACATTAATACTGGAGGTGCTGGCGGTGCGCCAAATGGCGGTTCAGCCGGTGTTGGTATTGTTGGCAGCACTCCAGCCGGCGGTGGCGGCGGTGGTGGCGGTGGTGTTATTGTTGAATGGTGAGGCTAGATATGAAAAAAGCTCTTATTGACCCTAATGCCAAAGTAATGCACATTACCGAGTGGGTTTTAAATCCAGCAACTGATAAATACGATCCTGTAATTACCGAGATTCCCAATTCAGATCGTGTCGCTGAAGTAGCAGAAGCATTTTTCCCGGTTGCTTTGCCTTTGTTTTGGGTTGATTGTGACGATGATGTTGTTGCCGATATGTGGTATTACAACAATGTCACCAATCAAATCGTGTTAATCCCACCACCACCGCCAAAACCAACGTAAGCCCTGCTGGTGTCAAGCAACACCTAAGACGGAACAACATAGACAGATTTTGTTGCCTGACCGATAATCAGCACACAAGACAAGACCCGTTCCCCTGACAGCAGTCGGGGCGCGTAACCACCCGAGAATTGGGGAAACATCTTGGCAATTTTTTCCAAAAATACTCTGACACAAATTTCAGGGTTTGACAATCAAATCATTGCGGGTGAGTTGGTCTATGACCAAAAACAGTATTGGAATCTTGCATTTGAAACCGATGGCATCCCTGTTAATCTAACAGGCGCGACCATTGGCGCACAAATTATTAGACGGCAGATCAGCAATCTACAAGATACCCGATATGGGTTATCGTTTGACATTGCGGATTACACCCCAACGCCATCCCCTGTTAACCTGACGATCAGCAATCGAATTGATGCTGCTGGCACTTTTACGTTGGTGATTGATGAGTCGGCATGGGGGGTCATTTCAACTGATCCACAGCTAGACATATCAGCGGTCAATCCGGTTGCGTTTAGTGGCAGGATCAAGTTATCATTTCCAGCGGTGGGTGTAACGCCTGCTCAGGACATGATTATTTTCTTGCTGTTTTTGGTTCGTTCTGATGGCGTGGTGAATTGACATGGCTACATCATTGACGATTACACGCGGGACGTCGGCAGATGTTAACGTTGAAGTTACGCCACTACCAAGACAAACAATTACCCTTGATATGGGGCGCTCGGGTCCGACAGGCCCAACCGGACCGCAAGGCATTCAAGGAGCAACAGGCCCAACCGGCGCAACAGGCCCAACGGGTCCAACAGGCAATCAAGGCATTCAAGGTATAACTGGACCGACCGGACCCACTGGACCGACAGGATCACAAGGCAACATAGGCCCAACTGGATCAATTGGACCGACAGGCCCGCAAGGGATTCAAGGTGTAACGGGTGCGATTGGTCCCACAGGCCCACAAGGTTTGCAAGGGATAACCGGCCCAACTGGTTCACAAGGCATTCAAGGGCCTACTGGCCCAACTGGTGCGATTGGTGATACTGGACCAACAGGCCCTACTGGTGCTGCATCTACCGTACAAGGGCCTACAGGACCAACAGGAAGTGCTGGTTCAAATGGCCCTACTGGTCCTACGGGCGCAACAGGTGCTGCATCAACTGTAGCTGGTCCAACTGGACCTACTGGTTCACAAGGTATTACTGGCCCAACGGGGCCTATTGGAGCTACTGGTGCTGGTGGAGCTTTGGGTTATTGGGGTTCTTTCTATTCAACCCAAGACCAAATTGCTGCATCAACAACTGTTGCCTATGCAATAACACTTAACAATACTGACCCAGACTCCAATGGCGTAAGCGTTGTTTCAAACAGCAGGATTACTTTTGCTAACGCTGGTGTTTACAACATTGAATTTTCTGCTCAGGTAGACAGAATTTCAGGTTCTGGTACTGACAATATTGATATTTGGTTTAGAAAAAACGGAACAGACATTCCAGAAAGCAACACAGTTGTAACTGTCTCAGGTGGCGCTCTTGCTGCAAAAACTGTTGCGGCATGGAATTACATGCTTGAGTTGTTGGCCAATGATTATGTTGAATTGATGTGGAGAACATCAGACACAAATCTTGAGTTAATTCATGAAGGGGCATCAACAAGCCCTACTCGCCCAGCAGTGCCAAGTGTTATTGTTACTGCCCATCAGGTCATGTATACCCAGGCTGGTCCTACTGGCCCACAAGGAGTTGTCGGGCCCACGGGACCGCAAGGCATCCAAGGGATTCAGGGTGTTCCTGGCGATGTAGGCCCGACTGGGCCAAACGGACCAACGGGACCGCAGGGCGATCTTGGGCCTGTGGGACCGACAGGACCGCAGGGAAACATTGGGGCAACCGGAGCTAATGGCCCAACTGGACCGCAGGGTGATATTGGACCAACTGGGCCACAAGGCATACAGGGAATTCAAGGTGTACCCGGAGATTTAGGCCCAACAGGTCCGACAGGAAATGCAGGCGTAAATGGCCCAACGGGGCCGACAGGAGCCGGTTCTACGGTTCCCGGTCCCACTGGACCAACTGGGCCGATGTACGGAAGCCGTGTTGTTACGATTTCTGATGGCACATCTATCACGATGAATGCCGACACAACAGATATGGCAATTCAAAACAACACGCAGGCGGCTGGTACATTGACAATTAACGCTCCTACAGGAACTCCTGTCAATGGACAAAAATTAATGTTGCGATTGACCAGCACAAATGTTCAGACATTTAACTGGAATGGAATCTTTCGCGGGTCAACTGATCTATCGTTGCCAACAGCATCTAGCGGCTCAAGTAAAGAGGATTACATGGGTTTTATTTACGATAGTTCGTTTACGAAATGGGATTTGATTGCTAAAAACTTTGGCTTTTAAGGTGTTTTAATGCAAAAAATTGATTTTGAATTTCAAACCCCTCACGGCAAGTTTGCTGATGCATTGCATTTGCCTGATAACCACACCTTTACGGATGCTGAGATTGAGGCGATGAAGCAGCAGCGTGTGGACAACTGGATTGCCATCGTCACTGCCCCGCCTGTTGAAACTCCGCAGGAGTAAACATGGCAGATCGCTACTGGGTCGGCGGCACTGCATCTTGGGACGGCACTGCTGGCAGTAAATGGGCTTTGACCTCTGGCGGCGCTGGGGGGCAAGCTGTGCCCACTACATCTGACGATGTTTTC